ATGACAACTTATACTAAAAGGATTGTTCCTTATATGGATAAGACAGTTTTACTATCTGAATTTAAACTTGGAGATATGGAAGCTTTTTTGAAGAAAGCTTATGACGATAAAGTAACATTTAAAACTTTAAGAAATGCTGTCAAAGATATTAAGCATTTTATTAAGCAAGCTAATTTAAGAGGATGGTCTCCATGTAGAGATATGGAAACTTTTAAGATCTATGATTATGCTTATGTCATTCCAAATGATGATGCTTTAATCGTTAAAAAACCAACTCATGTATTAAGCCAGGAGATCTGTTTTAAGTTAATCATGAATGCTTACACTCATTGGAAAAATTCAAATAATTTAGACAGAGATGCAGCTATGAGATTTGCAATCTTTTCTATGATGTTTATGTTTGGATTGAGACCTTCTGAAATGCAAGGCTTAAAAAGATCTTCAATTAATCTTGAGGCTAGAACATTAAAAGTAGAAGGAGTTTATATCCAGGCTGAAGGTGGTTATTTAAACAGATTAAAAAATCAAGGTAGCAGAAGAACTTTAAATCTTGATGATGACAATGTCAGATTTTTTAAGATGTGGTTTTATTATCTTGATGGATTAGAAAAAGATAATCCTTATGTACTTCCAGCTATTAGATTAAATGGTCCAGCAAGTTATAAATATATTAACTGTCAAGTTTGGAGAGGTTATGCTGAAGAAGGTTTAGCTGATTGTACATTTAAAAGAGATGGTCATGTTGTCATTAATTCTTCTCCACTTAAAGGTAATCCAATGAGAAGTTTTAGACATAGATTTTGTACAAAACTTTTAAAGGCATTAAGAGATCAAGACATGGACCAAAATGAAATTAAATCTCAAGCTGGTCATGTTAAATTTACAACAACATCTGAAATTTATGGAAATCATTTAGTTGATTTATCTAAAGATGACCAAGCAAGAATTGCTAAAGCTAGAGGCAAACATCTTGGTACTTCAATAATTTCACAAATAATCGAAAAATAATTAGGTACAGAAGTTCATAGAGGCTGCAAGATCGCAGTCTCTGTGGCTCTGTGTAAGACTTTTTTTTAAGATTTTTTAGGTTTTAGCATCTCTGCTTGTAAATGCTCTTTAAAGATAGTGTTTTCTTTTTTTAATTCTTCAATCTTTTTATTCAGTTTAGTAATCTCTTTGTGCAGCTCTCCATTCATATATTGATGCTGCTTCTCAATATTAGCCATCTCTTTATTATCTGTTTCCAGTTTTTCTATTTTCTGATTTAAAGCAGCAATAATATTTTGGTGCTCTTTATCTAATAATATTTTTTCTTTAATCTTTAGTTTCATTAGCTTTTCTTGCTGTTTCTCTATCAGCATCATCTAACACTTCATCCATAACCAGGTCATACATTCCATTAGGATTTTCAATAAATGCTATTTCTGCTTTGGTTTCTTTTATTATTTCTTTGCAATGATCTTTTGCTTGTTCAAGTACAACAGTTAAATTTGGAAAATTAGAAGGATAAACACCATAAATATATAAGTCATTTATAGCTGCTGCTACTCTACTCAATCCTTGGTATCTTCTTTTAAGTCTTTGTACTTTACTGTCATAATCTAAATTCATTGGAACATCAGTCATTCTTCCTCCACTTGGTATTATCTATTTTTATTTCCATCTCCTTCACCTCCTGGCTAAGAGGCTCTGTTCCTTCAGTTGCTTTATCTTCACTTTCAAAAGTTTCTTCCAAAACAAAAGCCGCTTCACCAGTTGTTGTTTTAATTATTTTTGACATTAGGTATTTCCAAATTGTGTGGCTGGGTTACACTCTCAACAATATTACCTTTGTTCCTGGTGCTCTGAACTTTAGGCATGTTATCTGATAAACCTATTGCAATAAGTTCTCTGCTATCAAAGCCTTTAGGTGTGTACCACAAGCTAATCATATATTTACAATCAGCATCTGGATAATCTTGTAACTCAATATCAATATGAAATTGGTCTGATTTATAAATTGCCATTATATAACCTCCGCTGTGTTAAATGATGGTGCTGCACTTAAAGCTTCATTCGATTTTGTAGATCTATGGATATAAGTTGGATCTACTAAATCATCTGTTTTAACTTTATAAAAATCTGCAATCTGTTTCAGTCGGTATGCTGATGGAATTATATCTCCAGCTTCATACTTTTGAACATTCTGATGACTTACACCTATATGATATGCCAATGACTTTTGCGGCATTCCAAATTTTAATCTACAAAACCTCATATTAGCTCCAAGCATTTCACAAAAAGAAATAAATTTTTCATCTCTAATCACTTTCATTATGGACCTCCATAAATTTAGCAATTTGTGTTTTTATTTCTGGTACATTTAGCTCTGGTGTTCTTTCAGCTGTTGCTGCAAAGCAAGCATCAGGCATTTGTTGATATTTAGAATGTAAGTTTAAAAAAAAACCTACCTTACCATCGTTAGTATTTTTCTTTTTTAAATACCAAGCAGTATTATCTAGTCTCTGATATGGACCAGTTTTTGTATTAAGAAATGTCTCTTGATCGTAAGAGATATAACTTTCTCTTTTTTTCCTCATAATAAATCCTCCATGAATGAGTTTCGGTTTAATGTTGTAGCAAGAACAGAAATCAGTCTTGCCGCTATGTGTTTGGGAAACTCTATTGTTTCTCCATGATTTGATAGCAACAGCACCTCTTCTTGTATGAGAGGCAGTTGGTCGAATTTTTGATGATCCATTTTTTGACAAATAGTTTGAATTAATTGGTTCATGTGGAGCTGCTGCTCCTTCATCTGGACATTTTCTTTTTGGTTTGGAAACTTAATTATGTTTGTTTCTACTTTAATTTCTTGGCTCTGGTTTTTTTCGGTACTCATTTTTTAACCACTCCTTGTATTCGATTTGAAATTTGTCATCTTTTTCAAAAGTAGATCTACCATTTAGTTCTTGGTTTAGTTTCCACTCCAAGTAACTCATCGGTATTAATCTCTTCCGATTTTTCTTTGTGCATGTCATGTGCTTGAACGATGTAAGCTAAAGCATCATCGTAACTATCTTCTTTAAATTTATGTGTAGCTCTAATTAATTTTGCTTGAGCATAAAGTAATGGAACTTGCCATCCTTGGATTGGTTCTATTAAATGTTTGTCCAAGATTATGGACCATGAGGCAGCAATCTTATTCATATTGTCCTCGAATGATCCATATTGATCTTGTCTGGAACTTTCCAGTTCCTCCAGGCGACTATGAAGATTTTTTCTTGGCATCCTTAACTTTAAAATCCTCATGACCTTTTTGAACATAGAACTCAACAGTCTTTGACATACTTATCGGCAACTCAAATCTTTTTTGAGATAACTCTTCAAGCAACTGATAAGTCTTTATATTGATGGCAACACTTTTGAATTTATCTGGGTTCATTATGCTTCTAGCTCCGCTGGGTTAAAACTTGTATCACCACCAGCACCATTAGCTTCATCAGCAAGTTCAACTCTATAAAAAGTATAGAACTCTGTTCCTTCAGCCATCTTGCCTTTGCCGCTAGCTTTTTGTTTGTAAGCTCCAAAACGATGCTTAACTCCATCAACAACAATAGTTCCTGACATATCGTAACTTTGTGGAGATTTTTTATTTGTTGCTATAAAAGCTGCGCCAAGATCTGGTCTTTCTTTTTTAGCTTCTGTATTAAAATCATCTGACATTATATAACTCCTTTGGTTTGCAGATTAGATTTAAGAGTTTTGAAATCTTCCATAAAGGTGGTGTAGGCAATCGGATTTTTAATCTTCAATTCTCCTAACATCGCTTTATTTTTAGATAACCACTCCTGGTAAGATCCTTTGTGAGACACAGCTTCTAATTCTTTTAATGAAGCTTGGATCTTTTGGTCTTGCTGCATGATTGCAGCGGAAACTTCTTCTGCGCTGGCTATACCATCTGAAATAAATCCTAGGAAAGCTAAAGCTCTACCAGTTGCAGATGTTTCGCAATTCTCAAGTGCTGAAGTTTGATTTATTTTTGATGCTGCTCTCTTCTCTTCAGCATGTCCAGTAGATACATGAACACCATCAATATAAATATCTGATTGCATTACTACTGTATTGACATCAATACTTACTATCTTTGTTACTATATCTAATGCAGTTCCAAGAACTCTTCTTGCAACAGCAACTCTTAAAGCAACAGTAGCATAGCTTTTTCCATGTATTGGAATTGTTTGTCCATCTAATGATTTTTTAAATTCATTTACAGCCTGGACCAGCTTATCTTTTATATCAGCCATAGTGTTATTCCTCCTATTATTAAAATAAAGAGAGCCGATAATATTCTTCTCTTTACTTGTTGTTTGTGTTTGTCCAGTTGTTTCTGGATATAAAATTCTTCTAACTTCATGATAGCTTCCAAAGTAATTTTGCTTCTTTTAATAATTCTGTTGGCATTCCATTCCATGCAAATGGATGATCTAAATTCATATCCATCATACCAGCAGCTTCTTCGATAATTTCTTCTCTAGTTAAATGTTCATGCAATGCTAAAATTTTCTCTCTTCTTCTGAAAGTATTAAACATAACTTGTAAATTCTTTTTCATTCCATCAACTGTTAGATGATGACAGTTTGTACTATCAAAAATTTTGTAACCATCTTTAGTTGCGTAAA